GTGTGTGGGGTGTTTGTGCCTCGACAGAATGGCAAGAACGCGATCCTTGAGGTTGTGGAGTTGTTTAAGGCGACTATTCAGGGTCGCCGTATTTTGCATACGGCTCACGAGTTGAAGTCGGCTCGTAAGGCGTTTATGCGGTTGAGGTCGTTTTTTGAGAATGAGCGGCAGTTTCCTGACTTGTATCGTATGGTGAAGTCGATTCGTGCGACGAATGGTCAGGAGGCTATTGTGTTGCATCATCCGGATTGTGCCACGTTTGAGAAGAAGTGTGGTTGTCCGGGTTGGGGTTCGGTGGAGTTTGTGGCTCGTTCTCGGGGTTCGGCTCGCGGGTTTACGGTTGATGATTTGGTGTGTGATGAGGCTCAGGAGTTGTCGGATGAGCAGTTGGAGGCTTTGCTTCCTACGGTGAGCGCGGCTCCTTCGGGTGATCCGCAGCAGATTTTCCTTGGCACGCCGCCTGGGCCGTTGGCGGACGGTAGCGTGGTGTTGCGTCTTCGTGGGCAGGCGCTTGGTGGCGGTAAAAGGTTTGCGTGGACGGAGTTTTCGATTCCTGACGAGTCTGATCCGGATGATGTGTCGCGGCAGTGGCGGAAGTTGGCTGGTGATACTAATCCTGCGCTGGGTCGTCGCCTGAATTTTGGGACCGTAAGCGATGAGCATGAGTCGATGTCTGCTGCCGGGTTTGCTCGGGAGCGGCTTGGCTGGTGGGATCGTGGCCAGTCTGCTTCGTCGGTGATACCAGCCGATAAGTGGGTTCAGTCGGCTGTGGGTGAGGCGGCTCTGGTTGGCGGGAAGGTTTTTGGTGTCTCGTTTTCTCGTTCTGGGGATCGGGTTGCTTTGGCGGGTGCTGGCCGGACTGATGCTGGGGTTCATGTTGAGGTGATTGATGGGCTGTCGGGGACGATTGTTGATGGTGTGGGCCGGTTGGCTGACTGGTTGGCGGTTCGTTGGGGTGATACTGACCGGATCATGGTTGCCGGGTCTGGTGCGGTGTTGTTGCAGAAGGCGTTGACGGATCGTGGTGTTCCGGGTCGTGGCGTGATTGTGGCTGATACTGGGGTGTATGTGGAGGCGTGTCAGGCGTTCCTGGAGGGTGTAAGGTCTGGTGTGGTTTCTCACCCTAGGGCTGATTCGAGGCGTGACATGTTGGATATTGCTGTGAGGTCGGCTGTGCAGAAGAAGAAGGGTTCTGCGTGGGGTTGGGGTTCCTCGTTTAAGAATGGTTCTGAGGTTCCTTTGGAGGCTGTGTCTTTGGCTTATCTTGGTGCGAAGATGGCGAAGGCTAGGCGGCGTGAACGGTCTGGTAGGAAGCGGGTGTCTGTGGTATGAACTCGGATGAGTTGGCTCTGATTGAGGGCATGTTTGATCGTATCCAAAGGTTGTCTTCGTGGCATTGCCGTATTGAGGGCTACTATGAGGGCTCTAATCGGGTGCGTGATTTGGGGGTGGCTATTCCGCCGGAGTTGCAGCGTGTGCAGACGGTGGTGTCGTGGCCTGGTATTGCTGTGGATGCTTTGGAGGAGCGTCTGGATTGGCTTGGCTGGACTAATGGTGACGGCTACGGTCTGGATGGTGTGTATGCTGCGAATCGGCTTGCTACGGCGTCGTGTGACGTTCACCTTGATGCACTGATTTTTGGGTTGTCGTTTGTGGCGATCATTCCCCAGGGGGATGGGTCGGTGTTGGTTCGTCCGCAGTCGCCGAAGAATTGTACTGGCCGGTTTTCTGCTGATGGGTCTCGTTTGGATGCTGGTCTTGTGGTGCAGCAGACGTGTGATCCTGAGGTTGTTGAGGCTGAGTTGTTGTTGCCTGATGTGATTGTTCAGGTGGAGCGGCGTGGGTCTCGTGAGTGGGTTGAGACGGGCCGTATACCGAATGTGTTGGGTGCTGTTCCGTTGGTGCCTGTTGTGAATCGTCGCCGTACGTCGAGGATTGATGGCCGTTCGGAGATCACTCGGTCGATTAGGGCTTACACGGATGAGGCTGTGCGCACACTGTTGGGGCAGTCTGTGAATCGTGATTTTTATGCGTATCCTCAGCGTTGGGTGACTGGTGTGAGCGCGGATGAGTTTTCGCAGCCTGGCTGGGTGTTGTCGATGGCTTCTGTGTGGGCTGTGGATAAGGATGATGATGGTGACACTCCGAATGTGGGGTCGTTTCCTGTGAATTCTCCTACACCGTATTCGGATCAGATGCGTTTGTTGGCGCAGTTGACTGCGGGTGAGGCGGCTGTTCCGGAACGCTATTTCGGGTTTATCACGTCTAACCCGCCTTCTGGGGAGGCTTTGGCTGCGGAGGAGTCTCGGCTTGTGAAGCGTGCTGAACGCAGGCAGACGTCGTTTGGTCAGGGTTGGTTGTCGGTTGGTTTCCTGGCTGCCCGGGCGTTGGATTCGAGTGTTGATGAGGCCGCGTTTTTTGGTGATGTTGGTTTGCGTTGGCGTGATGCTTCGACGCCGACTCGGGCGGCTACGGCTGATGCTGTGACGAAGCTTGTGGGTGCCGGTATTTTGCCTGCTGATTCTCGTACGGTGTTGGAGATGTTGGGTTTGGATGATGTGCAGGTTGAGGCTGTGATGCGGCATCGTGCCGAGTCTTCGGATCCGTTGGCGGCGCTGGCTGGGGCTATTTCTCGTCAGACTAACGAGGTTTGATAGGCGATGGCTTCGGGTGCTATGTCGAGGCTTGCTGCGACTGAGTATCAGCGTGAGGCGGTCAGGTTTGCCGGGAAGTATGCGGGCTATTATGCTGAGCTTGGTCGTTTGTGGCATTCCGGGAAGATGACAGATGCGCAGTATGTGCGTTTGTGTGTGGAGTTGGAGCGTGCCGGCCATGATGGTTCGGCGTCGTTGGCTGCCAGGTTTGTGTCGGATTTTCGCCGGTTGAATGGTGTGGATCCGGGTTTGATCGTGTATGACGAGTTTGATGCTGCAGCCGCGTTGGCTAGGTCGTTTTCGACTATGAAGATTCTTAAGAGTGACCCGGATAGGGCGAATGACACGATTGGTTCGATGGCTGCGGGTGTTAATCGGGCTGTCATGAATGCTGGCCGTGACACGGTTGAGTGGTCTGCGGGTGCGCAGGGTAGGTCGTGGCGCAGGGTGACTGATGGTGATCCGTGCGCGTTTTGTGCCATGTTGGCTACGAGGTCGGATTATACGACCAAAGAGCGGGCGCTTACTACTGGTCATACGCGGCGTCATAAGCGTGCCGGTAGGCGTCCGTTTGGTTCGAAGTATCATGATCATTGCGGGTGTACGGTGGTTGAGGTTGTTGGCCCTTGGGAACCAAATAGGGCTGATGCCGAGTATCAGAGGACGTATGAGAAGGCTCGTGAATGGGTTGATGATCACGGGTTGCAGCAGTCGCCTGGCAATATTTTGAAGGCTATGCGTACTGTTGGCGACATGAGATGATGGTTTCCGGTTGTGTGCCGCCGGTTATCGGTGCACAGGGTTGTCTCCCGCACGGGGGTCAACAATGTTGTGTTGTTTTCCGCAAGGAGTATAGGGTTAGGCTATGGCCGATCAAAAAGTTGAAGAACAGAATGTTGACAATGATGCTGTTGAGCCCGGAAAGGGTGGAGACGTTGTTGATGTTGTGAAGGATGGGCAGGCTGCCGGCGATGATCATGCCGGTGATGTTTCCGTGAAGGAGGAGTCTTCTTCTGGCACGGATTGGAAGGCTGAGGCCCGTAAGTGGGAGTCTCGTGCTAAAAGTAATTTCGCCGAGTTGGAGAAGCTTCGCGCCTCGGATGGTGATGCGGGGTCTGTGATTGATGATCTTCGCCGCAAGAATGAGGAACTCGAAGACCGGATTAATGGGTTTGTTCTTGGGGGTGTGAAGCGTGAGGTGGCTGCCGAGTGTGGCCTGTCGGGTGATGCGGTCGCTTTCTTGCACGGTGGCGACCGTGAAGCGTTGGTGGAGTCTGCTAAGGCTTTGAAGGGTTTGATTGACCATAGTGGTGGTGGCGCGGGTGTGCGCCGTCTTGCGGGGAGTGCCCCCGTTGATGATGTTAAACGACGTGAGGGTGTCGCGTTTGTGGATGCTCTTGTCAATAATTCTAGGAGATGATTTGTGATGGCTGACGATTTTCTTTCTGCAGGGAAGCTTGAGCTTCCTGGTTCTATGATTGGTGCGGTTCGTGACCGTGCTATCGATTCTGGTGTTTTGGCGAAGCTTTCGCCGGAGCAGCCGACTATTTTTGGCCCTGTTAAGGGTGCCGTGTTTAGTGGTGTTCCTCGCGCCAAGATTGTTGATGAGGGCGAGGTTAAGCCTTCCGCATCTGTTGATGTTTCGGCGTTTACTGCGCAGCCTATCAAGGTTGTGACTCAGCAGCGTGTCTCGGACGAGTTTATGTGGGCTGATGCGGATTACCGTCTGGGTGTTTTGCAGGATCTGATTTCGCCTGCTCTTGGTGCTTCGATTGGTCGCGCCGTGGATCTGATTGCTTTCCATGGTGTTGATCCTGCTACGGGTAAGCCTGCTGCGGCTGTGAAGACTTCGCTGGATAAGACGAAGCATATTGTTGATGCCACGGATTCTGCTACGACCGATCTTGTCAAGGCTGTCGGTCTTATCGCTGGTGCTGGTTTGCAGGTTCCTAACGGTGTTGCTTTGGATCCGGCGTTCTCGTTTGCCCTGTCTACTGAGGTGTATCCTAAGGGTTCGCCTCTTGCTGGCCAGCCTATGTATCCTGCCGCCGGTTTCGCTGGTTTGGATAACTGGCGTGGCTTGAATGTTGGTGCTTCTTCGACTGTTTCGGGTGCCCCGGAGATGTCGCCTGCCTCTGGTGTTAAGGCTATTGTTGGTGATTTCTCGCGTGTTCATTGGGGTTTCCAGCGTAACTTCCCGATCGAGCTTATCGAGTATGGTGACCCGGATCAGACTGGGCGTGACCTGAAGGGTCATAATGAGGTTATGGTTCGTGCCGAGGCTGTGCTGTATGTGGCTATCGAGTCGCTTGATTCGTTTGCTGTTGTGAAGGAGAAGGCTGCCCCGAAGCCTAATCCGCCGGCCGAGAACTGATCTATTTGTTGCGATAATGTTCATGCTGTGTGCAGGGGGTGGTGTTGATGGGTATCATTTTGAAGCCTGAGGATATTGAGCCTTTCGCCGATATTCCTAGAGAGAAGCTTGAGGCGATGATTGCCGATGTGGAGGCTGTGGCTGTCAGTGTCGCCCCCTGTATCGCTAAACCGGATTTCAAATACAAGGATGCCGCTAAGGCTATTCTGCGCAGGGCTTTGTTGCGCTGGAATGATACTGGCGTTTCTGGTCAGGTGCAGTATGAGTCTGCGGGTCCTTTCGCTCAGACTACACGGTCTAGTACTCCCACGAATTTGTTGTGGCCTTCTGAGATTGCTGCGTTGAAGAAGTTGTGTGAGGGTGATGGTGGGGCTGGTAAAGCGTTCACTATTACACCGACCATGAGGAGTAGTGTGAATCATTCTGAGGTGTGTTCCACGGTGTGGGGCGAGGGTTGCTCGTGCGGGTCGAATATTAACGGCTACGCTGGCCCTTTGTGGGAGATATGATATGACCAGTTTTCCTTACGGTGAAACGGTTGTGATGCTTCAACCGACTGTTCGTGTCGATGATCTTGGCGACAAGGTGGAAGACTGGTCTAAGCCTGTCGAGACTGTGTTTCATAACGTGGCCATCTATGCTTCCGTTTCGCAGGAGGATGAGGCCGCGGGGCGCGACTCTGACTATGAGCATTGGTCGATGCTTTTCAAGCAGTCTGTTGTGGGTGCCGGTTATCGTTGCCGGTGGCGTATCCGGGGTGTTGTGTGGGAGGCTGACGGGTCTCCTATGGTGTGGCATCATCCCATGTCCGGTTGGGATGCGGGCACGCAGATCAATGTGAAGCGTAAGAAGGGCTGATAGGTAGTGGCTCAGGATGTGAATGTGAAGCTGAACTTGCCGGGTATTCGTGAGGTGTTGAAGTCTTCTGGGGTGCAGGGCATGTTGGCTGAGCGTGGTGAGCGTGTCAAGCGTGCGGCCTCGGCGAATGTGGGCGGTAACGCTTTCGATAAGGCTCAATACCGTAATGGTTTGTCGTCGGAGGTGCAGGTTCACCGTGTTGAGGCTGTCGCCAGGATTGGCACCACATATAAGGGTGGGAAGCGTATTGAGGCGAAGCATGGCACGCTGGCTAGGTCGATTGGGGCTGCGTCGTGATCATTTACGGTGACCCAAGAGTCTGGGCTAAACGCGTGCTCAAGGATGATGGCTGGCTGTCTGATATACCATGCACCGGGACAGTGCCTGACCGGTTTGAGGGTGACCTTATTTGGTTGGCTCTTGATGGTGGCCCGCAGTTGCATGTTCGTGAGCAGGTTTTTTTGCGCGTGAATGTGTTTTCTGATACGCCGGATCGTGCTATGTCGTTGGCGCGTCGTGTTGAGGCTGTCCTGGCTGACGGGGTGGACGGTGACCCGGTGGTGTACTGTAAGCGGTCTACTGGTCCTGATTTGCTGGTTGATGGTGCACGTTTTGATGTGTATTCGCTGTTCGAGCTGATATGTAGGCCTGTCGAATCTGAGTAAACGTATTTGTTTTTGTTTTAATGTAATTGTTTGATATTTAATGGGGGTTGTGATGGCTGCAACACGTAAAGCGTCTAATGTTCGTTCAGCGGTTACTGGCGACGTTTATATTGGTGACGCGCACGCGGGTGATACTATTAAGGGTGTGGAGGCGGTTCCTTCCGGGCTTACCGCTTTAGGGTATCTGTCGGATGACGGGTTTAAGATTAAGCCTGAGCGTAAAACGGATGATTTGAAGGCTTGGCAGAATGCGGATGTTGTTCGCACTGTGGCTACCGAGTCTTCTATCGAGATTTCTTTCCAGCTGATCGAATCCAAGAAAGAGGTCATCGAGCTGTTTTGGCAGTCGAAGGTTACTGCCGGAGCCGATTCGGGTTCGTTCGATATTTCTCCGGGTGCCACCACTGGCGTGCACGCTTTACTGATGGATATTGTTGATGGGGATCAGGTTATTCGCTACTATTTCCCCGAGGTTGAGCTTATCGATCGTGACGAGATTAAGGGTAAGAATGGCGAAGTGTACGGGTATGGTGTGACGTTGAAGGCTTACCCTGCCCAGATTAATAAGACTGGTAATGCGGTGTCGGGTCGGGGGTGGATGACGGCTTTAAAAGCTGATACTCCTCCGGTGCCTCCTAAGCCGCCTAAGCCTGAGCCGGATCCGAATCCGCCGTCTGAGAACTGATACACGATTTTAGGGATTGTTGATAGATGAGTGACACTGGTTTCACGTTGAAGATTGGTGACCGTAGCTGGGTGTTGGCGGATGCGGAGGAGACGACTCAGGCTGTTCCTGCCCGCGTTTTCCGTCGTGCCGCCAGGATTGCCCAGTCTGGGGAGTCTGCGGATTTCGCCCAGGTTGAGGTGATGTTTTCTATGTTGGAGGCTGCCGCCCCGGCTGACGCGGTGGAGGCCCTGGAGGGGCTTCCTATGGTTCGTGTGGCCGAGATTTTCCGCCAGTGGATGGAATACAAGCCTGACGGTAAGGGTGCCTCCCTGGGGGAATAGTTTGGCTCCACGGCCTGATTGATGATTATCGTGGGGCCATCGAATACGATTTTCGCACTAAATTTGGTGTTTCTGTTTATAGTGTTGGTGGCCCGCAGATGTGTTGGGGTGAGGCTGTCCGGCTGGCTGGCGTGTTGTGTACCGATACGTCTAGCCAGTTGGCGGCCCACCTGAATGGTTGGCAGCGCCCGTTTGAGTGGTGCGAGTGGGCTGTACTGGACATGCTGGATCATTACAGGTCTGCTAATAGTGAGGGGCAGCCGGAGCCTGTGGCGAGGCCTACGGATGAGCGTAGGGCCCGGTTTACGTCCGGGCAGGTGGACGATATTTTGGCGCGTGTTCGTGCCGGTGGCGGGGTGTCTCGCGAGATTAATATTATGGGGTGAATAGTGTATGTCTGGTGAGATTGCTTCCGCATATGTGTCTTTGTATACGAAGATGCCTGGTTTGAAGGCGGATGTTGGTAAACAGCTTTCTGGGGTGATGCCTGCGGAGGGTCAGCGTTCGGGTAGCTTGTTTGCTAAGGGTATGAAGTTGGCGCTTGGTGGTGCCGCAATGGTGGGTGCCATCAATGTTGCCAAGAAGGGCCTCAAGTCTATCTATGATGTGACTATTGGTGGCGGTATTGCTAGGGCGATGGCTATCGATGAGGCTCAGGCTAAACTGACTGGTTTGGGTCACACGTCTTCTGACACGTCTTCGATTATGAATTCGGCTATTGAGGCTGTGACTGGTACGTCGTATGCGTTGGGTGATGCGGCTTCTACTGCGGCGGCGTTGTCTGCTTCGGGTGTGAAGTCTGGCGGGCAGATGACTGACGTGTTGAAGACTGTCGCCGATGTGTCTTATATTTCGGGTAAGTCGTTTCAGGATACGGGCGCTATTTTTACGTCTGTGATGGCGCGCGGTAAGTTGCAGGGCGATGACATGTTGCAGCTTACGATGGCGGGTGTTCCTGTACTGTCTTTGCTTGCCAGGCAGACAGGTAAAACCTCGGCTGAGGTGTCGCAGATGGTGTCGAAGGGGCAGATTGATTTTGCCACGTTTGCGGCTGCGATGAAGCTTGGCATGGGTGGTGCTGCGCAGGCGTCTGGTAAGACGTTTGAGGGCGCTATGAAGAATGTTAAGGGCGCCCTGGGTTATCTTGGTGCTACGGCTATGGCGCCGTTTCTTAACGGGTTGCGGCAGATTTTTGTTGCCTTGAATCCGGTTATCAAGTCGGTGACGGATTCCGTGAAGCCCCTGTTTGCGTCGGTGGATCAGGGGATTCAGCGGGTAATGCCGTCTATTTTGGCGTGGATTAACCGTATGCCGGGCATGATCACGAGAATGAATGCACAGATGCGCGCCAAGGTGGAGCAGTTGAAGGGCATTTTTGCGAGAATGCATTTGCCTGTCCCTAAAGTGAATTTGGGTGCCATGTTTGCGGGTGGCACCGCAGTGTTTGGTATTGTTGCTGCCGGTGTGGGGAAGCTTGTTGCAGGGTTTGCCCCGTTGGCGGTGTCGTTGAAGAATCTGTTGCCGTCGTTTGGTGCTTTGAAGGGTGCCGCCGGGGGGCTTGGCGGCGTGTTTCGCGCCCTGGGTGGCCCTGTCGGGATTGTGATTGGCTTGTTTGCGGCAATGTTTGCTACGAACGCCCAGTTCCGTGCCGCTGTTATGCAGCTTGTGGGGTTTGTTGGTCAGGCTTTGGGGCAGATTATGGCCGCTGTGCAGCCGCTGTTTGGTTTGGTTGCTGGGCTGGTGGCACAGTTGGCGCCAGTGTTCGGCCAGATTATCGGTATGGTGGCCGGGTTGGCTGCCCAGATTGTGCCTTTGATTAGTATGCTTGTCGCCCGGCTGGTTCCTGTGATCACCCAGATTATTGGCATGGTGACACAGGTTGCGGCCATGTTGCTGCCTACGTTGATGCCGGTGTTGCAGGCTGTTGTTGCTGTGATACGGCAGGTTGTTGGCGTGATCATGCAGTTGGTGCCGGTTTTGATGCCGGTGATTCAGCAGATTTTGGGTGCTGTCATGTCTGTTCTGCCACCTATCGTCGGTCTGATCCGGTCGCTGATACCCGTCATCATGTCGATTATGCGTGTGGTGGTGCAGGTTGTTTCGGTTGTGTTGCAGGTGGTGGCCCGCATTATTCCGGTTGTGATGCCAATTGTGACAGCTGTGATCGGGTTTGTTGCACGTATTCTTGGCGCTATTGTGTCTGCTGAAGCCCGCATTATTGGGACTGTCACTCGTGTCATCTCATGGGTTGTGAATCATTTAGTGTCTGGCGTGAGGTCTATGGGCACGGCCATCTTGAATGGCTGGAATCATATTAGAGCGTTTACGTCAGCGTTTATTAACGGTTTCAAGTCGATTGTTTCTGGCGGTGTGAACGCGGTTGTGGGGTTTTTTGCCCGGCTTGGTTCTTCGGTTGCCTCCCATGTGAGGTCTGGTTTTAACGCGGCTCGTGGCGCTGTTTCTTCTGCGATGAATGCTATCCGGAGTGTTGTGTCTTCGGTGGCGTCTGCTGTTGGCGGGTTTTTCAGTTCGATGGCGTCTAGGGTTCGTAGTGGTGCTGGGCGCGGGTTTAATGGTGCCCGGAGTGCGGCTTCTTCTGCTATGCATGCTATGGGGTCCGCTGTATCTAGCGGGGTGCATGGTGTGCTGGGTTTTTTCCGGAATTTGCCTGGCAATATTCGGCATGCTCTCGGTAATATGGGGTCCTTGTTGGTGTCTGCTGGCCGTGATGTGGTGTCTGGTTTGGGTAATGGTATCCGGAATGCTATGAGTGGCTTGTTGGATACGGTGCGTAATATGGGTTCCCAGGTTGCTAATGCGGCGAAGTCGGTGTTGGGTATTCATTCCCCATCTAGGGTGTTTCGTGACCAGGTTGGCCGTCAGGTTGTTGCCGGTTTGGCTGAGGGGATCACCGGGAATGCCGGTTTGGCGTTGGATGCGATGTCGGGTGTAGCTGGACGGCTGCCTGATGCTGTAGATGCCCGGTTTGGTGTGCGATCGTCTGTGGGCTCGTTTACACCGTACGACCGGTATCGGCGTGCGAGCGAGAAGAGTGTTGTGGTTAATGTGAATGGACCCACGTATGGGGATCCGAACGAGTTTGCGAAGCGGATTGAGCGGCAGCAGCGTGACGCGTTGAACGCGTTGGCTTACGTGTGATTGGGGGTGTTGTGCATGTTTATTCCTGACCCGTCTGATCGTTCTGGTTTGACTGTGACCTGGTCTATGTTGCCGTTGATTGGTAATGATCCGGAGCGTGTGCTTCATTTAACGGATTATACGGGCGCGTCTCCTGTCATGTTGTTGAATGATTCGTTGCGCGGTTTGGGTGTTCCCGAGGTTGAGCATTTTTCTCAAACTCATGTTGGGGTGCACGGCTCGGAGTGGCGCGGGTTTAATGTGAAGCCTCGCGAGGTGACTTTGCCGGTGTTGGTGTCGGGTGTTGACCCGGATCCGGATGGCGGGTTTCGTGACGGTTTTTTGAAAGCCTATGACGAGTTGTGGTCGGCGTTTCCCCCGGGCGAGGTGGGGGAGTTGTCGGTTAAAACCCCGTCTGGTCGTGAGCGTGTGTTGAAGTGCCGGTTTGATTCGGTGGATGACACGTTTACGGTTGATCCGGTGAACAGGGGCTATGCCCGCTATCTGTTGCATTTGACAGCCTATGACCCGTTTTGGTATGGGGATGAGCAGAAGTTTCGTTTCAGTAACGCGAAGTTGCAGGATTGGTTGGGTGGCGGCCCTGTCGGCAAGAAGGGTACAGCGTTTCCTGTGGTGTTGACGCCTGGTGTTGGTTCGGGCTGGGATAATCTGTCTAATAAGGGTGATGTGCCGGCGTGGCCTGTGATTCGTGTGGAGGGCCCCCTGGAGTCGTGGTCTGTGCAGATTGATGGTTTGCGTGTGTCTTCGGATTATCCTGTCGAGGAGTATGATTGGATCACTATTGATACGGATCCTCGTAAGCAGTCTGCGTTGTTGGATGGGTTTGAGGATGTGATGGATCGTTTGACGGAGTGGGAGTTTGCGCCTATTCCTCCGGGTGGTTCGAAGAGTGTGAATATTGAGATGGTTGGTTTGGGTGCCATTGTTGTGTCGGTGCAGTACAGGTTTTTGAGGGCTTGGTGAATGGTTGATGGCTGGTCTTGTTCCGCATGTAACATTGTTTACACCGGATTATCGCCGTGTGGCGCCTATCAATTTTTTTGAGTCGTTGAAACTGTCGTTGAAGTGGAATGGTTTGTCCACTTTGGAGTTGGTGGTGTCTGGTGATCATTCCAGGCTTGACGGGTTGACTAAGCCGGGTGCACGGCTGGTTGTTGATTATGGTGGTGGCCAGATTTTTTCTGGGCCTGTGCGTAAGGTTCATGGTGTGGGTCCGTGGCGTTCTTCGCGGGTGACTATCACGTGTGAGGATGATATCCGCCTGTTGTGGCGTATGCTGATGTGGCCTGTGAATTATCGTCCTGGTATGGTTGGTATGGAGTGGCGTGCGGACAGGGATTATGCCCACTATTCTGGTGCGGCGGAGTCGGTTGCTAAGCAGGTGTTGGTGGATAATGCTTGGCGTTTTCCGCCTGGTTTGTTTATGAACGATGATGAGAGTCGTGGCCGCTATATTAAGGATTTTCAGGTGCGGTTTCACGTGTTTGCCGATAAGTTGTTGCCGGTGTTGTCGTGGGCTCGGATGACTGTCACGGTGAACCAGTTTGAGAATGCGAAGTTTGATCAGCGGGGTTTGCTGTTTGATTGTGTGCCTGCTGTGACCCGGAAACATGTGTTGACTGCCGAGTCTGGTTCGATTGTGTCGTGGGAGTATGTGCGTGACGCCCCTAAGGCTACGTCTGTGGTGGTTGGTGGCCGCGGCGAGGGCAAGGATCGGCTGTTTTGCGAGGATGTTGATTCGGCGGCCGAGGATGACTGGTTTGATCGTGTCGAGGTGTTTAAGGATGCCCGTAACACGGATTCTGAACATGTGCATCTCATTGATGAGGCTGAGCGGGTGTTGTCCGAGTCGGGGGCTACGTCGGGGTTTAAGATCGAGTTGGCTGAGTCGGATGTGTTGCGGTTTGGGCCCGGCAATCTGATGCCAGGTGATCTTATCTATGTTGATGTGGGTTCTGGCCCTATTGCGGAGATTGTTCGGCAGATTGATGTGGAGTGTGATTCGCCTGGTGATGGTTGGACGAAGGTGACACCTGTTGCGGGGGATTATGAGGATAATCCGTCGGCTTTGCTGGCGCGGCGTGTGGCTGGTTTGGCTGCCGGTGTGCGGGATTTGCAAAAATTCTAGAATGATGGGGGTTTGTTGTGGGTATTGTGTGCAAGGGTTTTGATGGTGTGTTGACCGAGTATGATTGGGCTCAAATGTCTGGTCTGATGGGTAATATGCCGTCCGTGAAGGGCCCGGACGATTTTCATGTCGGCACTACTGTTCAGGGTGCCACCGTGTTGTGTGAGGTTTTGCCGGGGCAGGCTTGGGCTCACGGGGTGATGTGCACGTCGAATAGTGTTGAGACGGTGACAGGGCAGCTGCCTGGCCCTGGCGAGACCCGATACGACTATGTGGTGTTATCTCGGGATTGGGAGCAGAACACGGCCAGGTTGGAGATTGTTCAGGGTGGCCGTGCGGAGCGTGCCCGTGACGTGTTGCGTGCGGAGCCTGGCGTGTTCCATCAGCAGTTGTTGGCGACTTTGGTGTTGTCGTCTAACGGGTTGCAGCAGCAGCTGGATCGGCGTGCTGTTGCGGCTAGGGTGGCGTTTGGGGAGTCTGCTGCGTGTGATCCTACCCCTGTGGAGGGTGATCGTGTGATGGTGCCTTCGGGGGCTGTGTGGGCTAACCATGCCAATGAGTGGATGTTGTTGTCTCCGCGTATCGAAACGGGTTCTAAGTCGATCATGTTTGGTGGTTCTGCTGTGTATGCTTACACGATCCCGTTTGCCCGCCCCTTTGGTAGTGCGCCTGTTGTGGTGGCGTCTATGGCTACGGCGGCTGGGGGCACGGCACAGATTGATGTGAAAGCCTACAATATTACTAATAAGGATTTTAGTTTAGCGTTTATTACGAATGACGGGTCTAAGCCTTCTGGTGTGCCCGCGATAGCTAACTGGATTGCTGTCGGCGTGTGACCGGGCTGTTGTTGTGGCGGATGGTGTGATGTTGGGGGGCTGTGGTGTCGTGGATTACTCCTGCACTGGTGGCCTCTATTTGTACCGCGTTGGCCACGGTTTTGGGTTCTGTTCAGGCGGTCACGTCTAAATCTCGGAGGCGTTTGCGGCGGCTGTCGGCTCAGGTGGATGCTTTGGAGGAGTATACGTGGGGTGTGCGGTGTGAGGTTCGCCGGTTTAACGCCGGGCTTCCTGATGATGTGGAGCCGATGCATCTCCCTGATGTGCCCGAGTTTTTGAAGGATACTGTTGATGGTGGAGGTGAGTAGGGTTGAGGGAGTTGGAGGAAGAGAAGCGGCAGCGCCGCAATTTTGAGAAGGATTCCCTGATACTGTTGTTTTTGTCGCTTGTGCTGTTGGTGGCGATGGCTGGGGGTGCTTTGCGGTATGGTTCTGTGGCTTCGCAAAGGGATTCGGAGCAGGCTAAAGCCCAGTCGAATGGTACAGCCGCTAAAGGTTTGGCTGCCCGTGTGAAGCAGGCGTGTGCTTCGAGTGGGGTGGAGTCTGCGCGGCTTCACCAGTCTGGCTTGTGTGTGGATGCTCAGCGTGTTGAGCGGAGTGTGCAGGGTGTGCCGGGCCCGGCTGGTGTGCGTGGCCCGCAAGGCCCTGCAGGTGTGGATGGCCGGGATGGTGTTAATGGTTCGGCTGGGCTTGTTGGCCCTGTTGGTCCGCAGGGTTCTCCTGGTTTGAATGGTGTGAAGGGTCCTGACGGGTTGCCTGGTGTGAATGGATCGGATGGCCGTGATGGTGTTCCGGGTCGTACAGGTGCTGATGGTGTGAATGGAGTTGCCGGGGCTGATGGTAAAGATGGCGCGAATGGCGCCGATGGTGAGCGTGGTGCTGTGGGCCCTTCAGGTCCTGCCGGCCCCCAAGGCGAACGGGGTGAGCGCGGTGCCGCTGGTGTGAACGGATCCGATGGTAAAGATGGTAAGGATGGGCGCTCGGTGGTGTCCGTGTACTGTTCTGAGGGCCGCCTATTTGTGAAATATAGTGATGGTGTGGCTTCTACTATATCGGGTTCGGTTGCCTGCCAGAAGGTGAAACCGTCTCCTGTGGTTACCGTGTCATCCCACAAATAAAAGATAGAAAAGGAGTGACTTATGTCGATGGTGTTTGGGGGTGGTGTGTGGTGAGATACATTCCTGCGGCGCATCATTCTGCCGGATCAAATAAGCCGGTGAACCGGGTTGTGATTCATGCAACATGCCCGGATGTGGGGTTTCCGTCTGCTTCGCGTAAGGGTCGGGCGGTGTCTACAGCAAACTATTTTGCTTCCCCATCGTCTGGTGGTTCGGCGCATTATGTGTGTGATATTGGGGAGACGGTGCAGTGCTTGTCGGAGTCTACGATTGGTTGGCATGCCCCGCCGAATCCGCATAGTTTGGGTATAGAGATTTGCGCGGATGGGGGTTCGCACGCCTCATTCCGTGTTCCAGGGCATGCCTATACGCGGGAGCAGTGGCTTGACCCTCGGGTGTGGCCCGCGGTGGAGAGGGCCGCCATCCTGTGTCGGCAGTTGTGTGATAAGCATGGTGTTCCGAAGAGGAAACTGTCTGTGGCTGATTTGAAGGCCGGTAAACGGGGTGTTTGCGGGCATGTGGATGTTACGGATGCGTGGCATCAGTCGGATCATGACGATCCGGGGCCGTGGTTTCCGTGGGACAAATTTATGGCTGTGGTGAATGGCCACGGCGGCGGTTCAAGTAGTGAGGAGTTGAGTATGGCTGATGTACAAGCGTTACATAATCAGATTAAACAGTTGTCGGCACAGGTGGCCCAGTCGGTGAATAAGCTGCATCACGATGTTGGTGTGGTTCAGGTTCAGAATGGTGATTTGGGTAAACGTGTTGATGCCTTGTCGTGGGTGAAGAATCCGGTGACGGGGAAGCTGTGGCGCAGCAAGGATGCTTTGTGGAGTGTCTGGTATTACGTGTTGGAGTGTCGTAGCCGTCTTGACAGGCTCGAGTCTGCTGTCAACGATTTGAAAAAGTGATGGTGGTTTGTTGTGGGTAAACAGTTTTGGTTAGGTTTGCTAGAGCGGGCGTTAAAGACTTTTGTTCAAACGTTTGTGGCTGTGTTGGGGGTTACCGCGGGTGTCACGTATACTGCGGAGTCGTTTCGCGGTTTGCCGTGGGAGTCTGCCCTGATTACGGCCACGGTTGCTGCGGTCCTGTCGGTGGCTACCTCGTTTGGTAGCCCGTCGTTTGTGGCCGGTAAGCCGAAAACCACGCCTGTGGATGCGGGTTTGGTTCCGCCGGATGATCCCGGAATAGTGGAGCCTCACATGGTGGATGTGTCGGATCCTGGCATGATCGAGCCTGCAGATGATGTGGATCTTGGTGTAGGCTATGTGCCGAAACATGCTGCCGAGTCGGAGGTTGGCACAGTAGAGTCTACTGTTGCATAAGTGAATATAGATGTGTGCCCCAGCGGTGCTGCCACGATTGTGTGGTGGTTGCCGCTGGGGCACTATTTTTGTATATTGCGGTGTGGCTATGATTCGTTGCTGTCGATGGTGTCTTCGAGCATCTGATACAGGTGGAGGCAGGTAGAGATCGTTTCGTTGGCCTGGTCGAGAACGTTCCGGCCGATAACGTTTTTGTGGTTGTCGCGGTGGCGGATGATAGCCCACATGATCTCGCCGGCTGCCGCCTGTAATAGTTTGGCCTGGTATGCGATTCCGGCGAGCCAGTCTAGTGCTTCCTGGCTTGCATAGGGGCTCTGGTTCTCGCTGTTGCCGCGGGTGTTGCTGTTGTTTGTGGGGTGTCCTGCACTGTCGCAGAACCATAGGATTTCGCTGCACTCGTCTAGCGTGTCTTGGTCGATAGCGAGATCGTCGAGGCTGACATTGTTGACGGTAAGGTTCACGTTGTCGAGGGAGATGGGTACACCGTACTGGTTTTCGACACTGTCAACAATGTTTTGTAGTTGTTGCATGTTGGTGGGCTGTTGTTGGACGATGCGGTGTATCGCTGTGTTGAGGGTGGTGTAGGTGATGTTGTGTGTGTTGTTCATCGTGTTATGCCATTCCTTCGTTATCGTCTGGCATGTAGTATGTGCTGTTTGCGTACTCGGTTAACGTCATCAGTGTTTGGTCTGCCCACTGTTTCACGGTTTGCCGGGTGATACCTAATCGTTGGGCGGCTGTGGCGTAGGTTTGGTCGTATCCGTAGACTTCCCGGAATGCTGCCAGCCTAGCTAAATGTTTTCGCTGTTTGGATGGTTCACAGGTGAGTGTGTAGTCGTCGATGGCTAGCTGTAGATCGATCATGGTGACGATGTTGTTGCCGTGATGCTGGGGGGCGGTTGGTGGGGGTGGCATTCCTGGTTCGACGGATGGTTTCCATGGTCCGCCGTTCCAGATCCATTGGGCGGCTTGGATGATGTCGGCGGTGGTGTAGGTTCGGCTCACTTGGTCACCCCCTGAACATGTTGTCGAGGTTGTTGGTGTTGCTGGTGTCGAATCGTCCGACGCAGTGGCAGTAGTCGTACATGAGTTTGATAATGTGTTGGTGATCTCCCAAATAGGTGTTTCCGCTGATGCTGTAGGTGGCTGTGCCGTCTTTGCTGATGGTGTATTTGGCGGTGATGGTTTCGGGGTTTTCGGTGTCGGTGATGATGGCTGTGGTGGTGGCGCCTACTGTTTGTAGCACGGTGGTTTGAGTTCCGTCGTCGATGGTGGTTTTAACCATGGTGTGTGTTCTCCCCTTTCAGTTGCTGGTTTGGTTGTCGGCTAGATGAATGATATCGGATAAAGGTTTCGGCTGGTCGAGGTGTTGTATGGTTTTGTTGGCTAAACGTTTGGCTACCCTGTAACACATTTTGGTGTAGTGTTTGTTGTCTAGGTTGTGGTATTGTTCCCGCACCGCAATATATAGTAGAGAGTCTTGGTACAGGTCGTCTGCACTGATTGCGGGGTAGTGTGCGGCTGTTTTGGTGCATGCCCGGTTGAGTGTGCGTAGATGATGGTCTGTGGCCCAAACCCACGATGCGGTGGTGGCGAGGTCTGCTTTGGTTGGTCGTCGGCTCATGGCATCTCTTTCATCGGGCTATCTGGTAGTTGTTTGGTGTTTTGTTGTTGATAGTGTAGCACACGAGTCCGGGGTTTCCGGTGGTGCCTGTCTTGTGCCGGTACCATGTGGATTCGCCTTCCATGGAGGGGCATTGGATGAAGGTGCGTTGTCCTTGTTCGGAGATTTCTAGGTGATGCCGGTGCCCGGCCATGAGAATATTAGATGTGGTGCCGTTGTGGAATTCTTGGCCGCGCCACCAATCATAGTGTTGGTTGTTGCGCCATTGGTGCCCGTGGGCGTGCAGTATCCGTGTGCCTGCCACGTCGACGGTGGTGGTCATTTCGTCTCGGCTGGGGAAGTGGAAGTGAAGGTTGGGGTATTGGTTGGTGAGCTGGTAGGCTTCTGCGATGGCGCGGCAGCAGTCCACGTCGAAGGAGTCGTCGTAGGTGGTGACTCCTTTGCCGAATCGTACGGCTTCGCCGTGGTTGCCGGGGATGGATGTGATGGTCACGTTTTTGCACTGGTCGAATTGGTGGATGAGTTGCATCATGGCCATGCGGGTGAGCCTGATTTGTTCGGTCAGGGGGGTTTGTGTGCGCCAGGCGTTGTTGCCTCCTTGTGACACGTATCCTTCGATCATGTCGCCGAGGAATGCGATGTGGACTCGCTCGGGTTTGCCTGCTTGTTGCCAGTAGTGTTTTGCGACTATGAGTGAGTGTAGGTAGTCGTCGGCGAAGTGTGATGTTTCTCCTCCGGGGATGCCTTTGCCGATTTGGAAGTCTCCTGCCCCGATGACGAAGGCTGCGGTTCTGTAGTCGGTGTGGGTGTCTTGTTCGGGTTTTGGTGGCTGCCATTCGGCTAGCTTGTCGACGAGTTCGTCTACAGGGTAGGGGTTGGTTGCGGGTTGGTGGTCGATGATTTTTTGTATGGATCGGCCGGTTTCTCCGTTGGGTAAGGTCCATTCAGAGATGCGTGTGCGGCGTACGGTGCCGTTGGCTAGATTGTCGTCGATGGTGTCGATGGCGTTGTCGTGGTTGGCTAGTTGTGTGAGTAGCCGGTCTATGTTGTCTATCACTGGGTATCCTCCTCGTGTGGGGTGGTGTTGGCTTGTTTGCGGCGGTAGTCTTTGATGACGGTGGCGGAGATGGGGTATCCGGCTTGGGTGAGTTGTTGTGCTAGCCAGGAGGCGGGTATGGACCTGTCTGCGAGCACGTCTGCAGCCTTATCACCGTAGCGTTGGATGAGGGTTTCAGTTTTGGTTGCCATGGTGTCCTATCGGTTGTGTGGTGGGCTGCCATCCTGTGCGGCAGTCGCCGTCGTGTCCTGGTTTGCGTGTGCACCACGATGTTGTTCCGTCTGTGTGGTTGAGTGTTTTACCGCACATGACGTTTTGGAGATGTTCCGGCAGCTGGTCATCCTGGTTGCTGGTTTGTGTGTCGAAGAGTGTTTTTTGGTTGGTGAAATGCTCGGACACGGTGCCGTTGTGGACGGGTAGTATCCATGTTTTCCATTGTTGTTGTATCCGGGTGTTCCAGTGGAATTGTTTGGCCGCGTTTTCGGCTTGTTTGGCGGTTTTGTAGTAGCCGACTAGTATGCGCTGGTGTTCACTGTCGGGTGGGTTTTGGCCTCGCCAGTATTGTGCCGCCACGGCGTAACGGTTGTTTTCTGTGAAGGTGTTCCAGCAGTATTCGATGATGTGTTGCAGTACACTATCGGGAATGTCTTGTGCCTGGTTTTCGTTGAGCCATTCGGCTTCGATGATGCCGTGTATGGCGTGTTTGTCTGTGGTGGTGGGTTTGAACGAGATGCTCACAATGCGGGCCTGTCGTCTTGCATGAAATCGTTGAAGGATGATTCGCTTGCGCGGCGTGCCTGGGTGATTTGCTGGTCGGTCCAGTCTGGGTGTTGCTGTTTCAGATAGTGCCAGCGGCACGCATTGTAGGTTTCGTTCTGTAAGCGGGTGAGATTGTTTTCTTCGATGATTTGGTTCCACATGGCCCAGGATACGTCTAGCCTGTCCAGGATTTCGAGGGCTGGGGTGTTGTATTGGTTGAGGAAGAGGGTTTCGTGGGTGTAGTATTCTTTTTCATACTGTTCCCAGTTTGATTTGTTTTGCGATTTTTTGCCTTTAGGGTACACGGTTCGTGCAACTTTGTGCATCTGTTTGCGCATGATGTCGGGGATGTGCACGTCGGGGTTTGAGCGGATCATGGATTTCATGCCATCATATGTGGCACCGTATTCCCGTATGATCTCGTATGGGTCGTCTCCGTCTTCCCATTTTTCGGCGATAATCTGGAGGCGTGCGTGTTGCCTTGATGCGGCGGTGCGGTCGCGGCGGTCGGGGATGGGGCAGGTTTCCATGGTTGGCATCGGATCGGTTCTTTCTGGTTTCGTGTTGTTGACAGGTTTTACTGTAGCACAGTGTCTAGTGCTTGTGTCAACCCTGTTTTTCCGGCCTGCAGGTAGGTGTCTGTGACATCCCCGACAGTGAGGGGCACATGGGTGGCTTGGGGGAGCGCGGTTTGGATGGTTTGTGCCATCTGGTCGCCTGCCGAGTCTGGGTCTGACCAGATGTAGATGTGGTCGTAGCCTTCGAAGAATTTGGTCCAAAAGGTTTGCCACGAGGTTGCGCCGGGTAGGGCTACTGCCGGCCATCCGCATTGTTCGAGGATCATGGAGTCGAATTCGCCTTCGCAAATGTGTATTTCGGCTGCCGGGTTGGCCATGGCGGCCATGTTGTAGATGGAGCCTGTGTCCCCGGCTGGGGTTAAGTATTTGGGGTGGTTGTGGGTTTTGCAGTCGTGTGGGAGTGAGCAGCGGAAACGCATTTTTCGTATTTCGGCTGGCCCTTCCCAGACGGGGTACATGTAGGGGATGGTGATGCACTGGTTGTAGTTTTCGTGGCCTGGGATGGGGTCATTGTCGATGTATCCAAGGTGGTGGTAGCGGGCTGTTTCTTCGCTGATGCCTCTTGCCGAGAGCAGGTCGAGTATGTTTTCGAGGTGGGTTTCGTAGCGGGCTGAGGCTTTCTGGATTCGACGACGTTCCGCAATGTTGTAGGGGCGTATGCTGTCGTACATTCGGGTTTTCTTTCTCTAATCGTTGTTTCAGTTTGTGGAGTCCTCCTCCGATACCGCATGTGTGGCAGTACCAGACGCCCTTGTCGAGGTTGATGCTCATGGAGGGCTGGTGGTCGTCGTGGAACGGGCAGAGGATGTGTTGCTCGTTTCTGGACGGATTGTAGCGTATCTGGTGGGCGTCTAGGAGGCGGCAGGTGTCAGAGGTGTGGGAGGAGCTCGTTGAGGGTTGATACCACATAGGCTTCGCTCCAGGGTTTGTTGCGCTGTTTCATGATGACGAGTCCGATGGTGGACTGGTTTTCGCGGTTTCGGTGGGTTTCGTAGTTGCGTGCCTCCCGGCTGGCTTGTTTCACGAATTCGGCTAGGTGTGGCTGTCCTGCTTTGGCTTCGATCACATAGGTTTTGTTGCCGGTTGTGAGGATGAGGTCGCCTTCGTCCTCGCGGCCGTTGAGGTGGAGGCGTTCGATATTGTGGCCGGTGTCGCGTAGCTGGTGCAATAATCGTGTTTCCCATTCCGCGCCGGCCCGGCGGTTGCGTGCCTGCTGTGTGGCCATCATAGTCCTTTGTGTGTTGTGGTCATGTTCCAGGGCTGTTTTTCAACCAGGGGTCCGAAGAATGTGTATTCGGGGTAGGCTCTGAGCCGCTCATATTTTGTTCCGTCTGGGCTGGATTTGCCGGTTCTCTGTTTCAACACTGCGATGCGTGCCTCTGCCGGGATGGTGAGCCCGTTGCCGTTGTCTTCGCCACCATACAGGGAGACTCCCAATATGAGTTGTGGTTTTTCGGAGAGGCCGTTTTTGATTTCCCGCCTAGCCGGGGGGTGTTCAATATCGGAGCCGGTTTTGTCGGTGGCGTGGTGGGTGACAATAATGGTGGATCCGGTATCCCTACCTAATGCTGTGATCCATTGCATGGCTTCTTGCTGTGCCTGATAGTCGGATTCGCAGTCTTGGATGTCCATCAGGTTGTCGATAACAATAATGGGTGGGAAGGTGTTCCACATTTCCATGTAGGCTTGGAGTTCCATGGTGATGTCGGTCCAGGTGATGGGTGACTGGAATGAGAATGTGATGTGTTGGCCGTGGTGGATGCTGTCTCGATAGTATTCTGGCCCGTAGTCGTCGATGTTGTGTTGTATCTGGGCGGTGGTGTGTTGGGTGTTGAGTGAGATTATTCGTGTGGAGGCCTCCCAGGGTGTCATGTCCCCTGATATGTAGAGGGCTGGCTGGTTGAGCATGGCGGTGATGAACATGGCTAGCCCTGATTTTTGGCTGCCGGACCGCCCCGCGATCATGACGAGATCCCCTTTGTGTATGTGCATGTCCAGGTTGCGGTAGAGGGGTTCTAGTTGTGGTATGCGGGGCAGTTCGGCTGCTGTTTGGGAGGCTCTCTCGAAGGATCTTTGGAGAGAGAGCATCGGAGCCTTTATCTATCTGTCTATCGGTTGGATGATGTTTTGGTGGTCAGATGGAGTCGATATCGATGTCAGTAGAGGCTGTGGTGTCGTCTAGCTGGCCGTTATCGCGTTTGTCTACGTATTCGGCAACCTTATCGTAGATGGCGTCGTCTAATGGTTTGAGCACGACCGCGTTGAACCCGTTTTTGGTGCGCACGGTGGCGAGTTTAAAGGCCTGCTCCTCGCCAAGGTACGCTTCTAGGTCGCGGATCATGGAGTGTGGGCGGTCGTTGTTGCCGCGGGCTTTCTCAATAATAGCGTTGGGGATGGTTTCTGGGGTGCCGTTGTTGAGATCGTCTAGGGTGTGGAAGATGGTGACATCAGCGTAGATGCGGTCTGCGACCTGTCCACCGTAGCCTTCGGTGTTGTGTTCTACGTCGCGGACTTTGAAGGCGATGGCGGTGGCGTCCTGGTTTCGGGAGGGGTTGAAGAAGGTGCTGTTGCTGTTGTTGCGGTAGTTGGCGAGTCCCATAATGGTGTTATCCTTTACTGTTGTGTCTGTTATTGTTGGCTTATATTGGTTTATCGGGTGAGGCTGTTTCGTTTAGTGCGGAACGCCTCAGACACGTCACTGTTACTAGTGATGGTCTTTTTGTACTGTTTGAGTAGGTCTGCTAGCTGTGTCTTGCTGGTGGCTTTGTTGATCCGGTCAATGATGATGTCGTTTTCCTGATTGGCGATTTTGTTTACGTAGTCTTTGGTGGCCTGATTGTATCGGTCTTGGAGGATGATGGATGCGCTGGCGATGAGGGTTGCGAGGTCCCATTCTTTGGATACGGTTTCGTCTTTCAATCCTCCCAATAAATCGATAATGGATTGTTTGATGTCTTCTGCGGTGTCTCCGCGGATGACTGTCCATGGGGCAGCATAGTCTCCACCGTATTTGAGTGTGATAGTTAGCTTTTCGTTGTCTGTGGTGTGCTCGTCGGTCACGTGTTTTCCTTTTCTTTACTGTCGGTTTGGGTTGGCTGTACGGTGGTTTCTATCGGGTATCTGTACGAGTTTTTCCCGTTGACGGCCCAGCAGGCGTCCCTGACGGGGCATCCTTTACAGAGTGTGGTGACGTGTGGGACGAAGATGCCTTGGCTGATTCCTTTCATTGCTTGACTGTACATGGATGATACATGCCGGTAGGTGTTGTTGTCAAGGTCGTATAGTTCGGTTGCTGTGCCCTGCTCGGCCGATTGCTCGTCTCCCTTGGTTGTGGCGGGTGTCCAAAACATGCCTTTCGTGACATGGATGCCATGTTGGTTGAGCATGTACCGGTATGTGTGCAGCTGCATACTGTCGGCGGGTAGGCGTCCTGTTTTGAGGTCCAAAATGAAGGTTTCACCCGTATTCGTATCTGTGAATACCCGGTCGATGTAGCCAACAATCTGGGTGCCGTCTTGGAGGGTGGTTTCTACCGGGTATTCGATGCCTGGCTGGCCGTCAATAACAGCGGTAGCGTATTCTGGGTGGTTGCGCCTCCATGTTTTCCACCGGTCCACAAAGATGGGGCCGTACATCATCCACCAATTGTAGTCTTTCTTGTTGGGGCCCCCGCTTTCGCACATGTTTTTGCACACTCGGCCGGAGGGTTTGATGTTTGTGCCTTCGGATTCGGCGAGGGCGACTTGGGTGTCGAAAATGTTTGTGAAGGATGAGAGTTTGTCTGGCAGTTCAGGGTATTCGTCGGGATTGTACAGGTGTAGGTCGTATTGTTCGGTGATGTGGTGTATGGCGCTTCCGGCGATGGTGGCGTACCAGGTGTGGTGTTGGGTGTGGTAGCCGTGTTGGAGGCGCCATTTTTCACCACATTCGGCCCACTGTGACAGTGATGAGTAGGAGATGTGGCCTGGATGGTGGATGGTTTTCGGGTATTGTGCTAGGGGCATTACTTGCCGCCTTTGTGGGTGTTCCATGGGTTGCGGGTGTCTACCCCTGCATCGTGTTGCTGGTAGGCGAGGAGTGCGAGGCAGTGCCATGCAGCATGGGCCAGATGCGGTAGCCCGGATTCATAATCGAGGTTGTTTCCTTGCTGCCATGATAACAGGTGCCTGTAGAGGGCGTCAACGCTGTGGCTCCACGGGTATCCGCCGGTCCAGTTGTTGTCGCCGTATTTGGTGGCACCGTATCCGGCCACGGAGCCGAGGGCGTGGAGGGCTGTAGGGTCGATGAGGGATAGCCTGCAAAGTTTGAGTTCTTTCTTGGCGCCAGTATCAGGGTTGGTGTACATGCTGGTGGGCTCATCCATGGTGTGTGTGCTCCTTACGTGTGGGGTTACTGGTTGGGGTTGTGGGCGAGTGCTACGGCGAGGATGATGATGGCGAGGGTTTCCGCGATCAGGATGGGTGTTGTGATCATTTGTGGTTTTTTGGCTGGTAGGTGAGGGTTGAGGCACCCAGGAGGATAGTGAGGGCGCATGCGGCAATAATGGCGAGAGCTGCCTTGTGTGGGGTACCGGTGGCGTACATCCATGTGATGATGGCGCCCTGGATCCAGGCCAGTGTGGTGAAGAACGTTTCGTAGCTGTGCAGCTCGATACTGTTGGGTGTGTTCATGCTTGTTCCTGAAGAATGGTGTTGATGGTTTTGTAAATGTTGTACAGGTCGGCTTCGATGGTTTGTAGCTGTTTGATTTGGTGGTCGAGATTGATGTGTGGGTTGAGGGTGTTGATGCGGGAGGCGATGTCGGTGGCTGTGCGTAGTGTGCCGCCGGTGTGGTGAATGATGTGTGCCGTGTCGGCGAGTCCGGTGGTGACAGCGTAGTGGGAGAGGAGAGGCATAGCGGTCCTTGACGGGGTTACTGTTGCGGGTTGATGTTGAGGTCGGTGACGTTGGGGTGTTCTTCTGTTCCGGTGACGAGGCAGTGGACGGTGACTGGGAGTTTGGATGCTCCCGGCTGGCGGACGGTGGCGCCGTAGACGATGCTGAATGTGTCTTTGTGTGCTCCGATGACTTTGTGGAGTTGGAGGTCGATGTCGGGGTTGCCGTTCCATTTGACACCGTTTTCTGCGACTGCCTGGGTGGCTTTCTGGTCGCAAGCATGGGCTGCCGTAATCATGGTCAGGCCGGTGGAGGTTTCTTCACCCCTTGCTTGGGCTTGCTTGTGGGCTTTGGCCTGCTCTGCTTGTAGGGAGTGGACTGCTGCGGCCTGGCGGGCTTTCTTCTCGGCTTTGCGCTGTTGGACGGTTTTGGGTGTCCATTCAGTGTTAGCTGTGGTGGCCTGTGGGGCTGGCTGTGATGCGAGTGGCGGGTTGTCGTCTGGGGCTGGCATGAATGAGGCGGCGGCGATGATGGCGGCTGTGATTCCGGCGATGGTGTAGCCTTTTTTCTTGTTCATGACTGTTGTCCCCTTTCCGGGGTGTTGTTCGTTGCTGACATGATTAATCATGGTGTGGGCGGTGGCCCATGTCAAGGCTGCGCTCAACGATTGTGAGCGTTTGGTGTGTGGCTAGGGGTTTTATCGAGCACACAGAGTGAGTAGGTGGCCAACATTGATGCGGCTCACATTCCAGTAGAGTTGTGTGGCTTCCCCACTGGTGAGTGGCTTCCACTCGTTGTGGCTGAACACGGTGCCATCGGATGCGATGAACGTGTTGGGGCGTAGCTTGTGGAGTTCGGCTTCCACGCTCTGCCGGTAGGCTTCGGCGAGGCCCTCAAAATCGAGGTGGTCGCAGGAGAGGTTTTCGAGGCGTGTCAGGTCGAAGGGTGTGGGGCAGTCGTAGCTGGCGGGGGTGTAGAGCTGGGTGAAGTGGTTGGCGATCTTCTGCATGATGATGTCCTTTTCGTTGCTGATAACGTTGTTGAGGGTTTATCGGGTGGATGCGACCAGGATGGCGTCTACGTCGATCATGTCGATCATGTCGTGGAGTTCCTCGGCTTCGTTCTCGGAGAGGTGGCGCCAGTCGTAGTCTCCGTATACGGCGCCGTCGAGGGTGACAGTCCACAGTGGCCGGATGAGTCGTACGGCTTCTTGTACTTTAGCGTGGTACATGCGGCGCACCATATCGAGATCGATGTCGTCTGAATGGTTTCCGGTGAGGCTGTGGAGGCTGAGCGGGTCGATTTCTGTCTGCCTGTAGAGGGATGTGAAGGATGGGGTGATGAGTGTGCCATCCATGAGTGTGCTCCTTTCGGTGGTGTAGGGGTTGTTGTGGTTTCTAGAGTGTGTGGGCTGTGACCCACAGTCAAGGTGGCGCTCAAACCCAGTGAGCGTTTCATGCTGGAGTGTTGGGTGTGGCAGATGATCTAGCGAGTCAAGGTGCCGAGCTGAGACATAAGATCTATCATCTAGGTGTGTGAGATGTATCACATCCTCCTGGCTTGATGTGCACCCTCGAGGCTACTCTGCCGATCTGACGTGGAGGGTGTAGCCCAGAAAGGCCGTTTAAAGCCTTCGCACGGCGCCTAGGAGCGCCTTACAGGGTGGGGGCTAGGTATTCATACCCCCAAGCAATTCTGATCGATTCTAGACGCCTCCCATGAGCCCGATACACGATCAGCCATCTCTGCATAGATCATCAGCCCCTATCCTGGTTAGCTAAGCCTCAACTATGTGGACAGTGTGGGATGCTAAGGGGGAAGAAGGACACGGTAAAAGAAAGAGGGGGAGTATCAGCCTTCAAGCCTTAAGGTCTTAGCAGTTAGCACCGAGCCCCCTCAAGGGCTCGGCATCAGCCCGAACAGGCACAGCCCTGAAAAGGGTACACACCATCAGGGAAGGCTTTCGAGTACGAGGAGCCTCAGCGACGAGTACTCGAAAGCCTGAGGGAACACCCTCAGCACTGATGGGCCTAGCGTATTCGGAAAGGACACAAGAGTCAAGTGTGACAGCTGTCCGGGAGTGAAACCTGTTCTGACTAGGGGTTTCAGCCTGAACCACCCTCAAAGGTTACAAGACTCTAAGAAAATTTAAGAAAACTCTTAGGAAGAAAGTTGTGTTCATATCCCCC